CCATCTAGCATTCCAAGTTCTATTTGTTTAAGTGGACTAAATGACTTAGGTCTATTTTTATCGTATTGTGCGCCTCTGTGGTCACTTGCGTTAAGTGCCATGTTGTATTGCTTTTCAATCCACCTTCTGCGTGAATGAACGGCTCTAGTGCTTATTCCAAGGTGTTCAGCTATTCTTTGTGCAGACTGAAGTTGACCCCACAGTTGGATAAACTCGGTATCAGTACACGTTTCGTTATAACTGCCCATTGGAATCCTTAGAGAGAAGACGCTCCAACGTATTAATTATTCGATGCTCTTGCATTTCTCTGTCCTCATCTGACGATTTTGCATCGGTAGCCGTACACAGCAAGTCATACAAAAAGATGTGCAACAACTCGTGTAATGCCGTTTTATCTAGTGAATCAGGTGTTATCTTTTCAGCACCAAAGTCACCTAAACGATAAACAGCAAGTCTTGCAGCAGGTGTAAACTCCACAGAAGCCATTGCTGCCTTGGCTGGCTTCATGCCCTTCTCTATCCTCCAATCACCTAAACTTAGCACTTGCTGCCATTTTCTGACACTTTGTGCGAACAGTTCTGCGTGTTCTGGCGTAGGAATGTTAGACATTACAACACCTTATAGAACATTTGTGACAATTTAATTTAAGATAGAAACAAAGCCACTTCAGCTTTGCGTCTTTTAACAAGCCCCGAAACCTCTTTGCCACCCGCTTTAGTCCACGACATAAAAGCCTCTGCCGCACCCTCCCAATCCCCACGATTGACCTTTATGCGAATGGTAGAGCGTTGGTAGTTGCCTAGCCCAGCGTTGTAGGCCATAGAGACACAAGCGTCAAATTTGCTTTGATGACTAGCAAGATTAGGAGAAAGTCGAAGAACACCACGCTCAAAAGTATTGATGTCAACCTTGAACAACTCGACCAATTCATCTTTAGACCAAACACGGGCATCTCCCTCTTTAAGTTGATAGTCAGACCTGATAAGCCCTGTGTAACCCTCTTTACGCACGTTTGGCAAGGCTAATTGGTCACCATACATAGCGTGACCCCACCCAACAGTCCAAATAGCCGCAGAGCACCGATAGGGCTTGTTCCTGTAGCCCTCAAAGAAGTGCATCAAGTCCTCGCCAGCTTTGCTGACTTTCATTTCTTAGACCATGAACGTGAGCCAAACCAAAACCCAATAATTCCTCCAAGCATAGCCATTTCGTCAGCAGAGAAAATAATGTCAGTAATTCGGATTAAGTCATCCATGTTAGACACTAGGTTAGGGCGTGAGTAAACGTAATAGGCAATCCATGCGTTAATTGCACACAACTCTAAAACAAAGATGTAAGTCACTATGGGGCGAACAGTACCCACAAAGTTAACCACCCATGTACTAGCGTTCTCAAGCACCTTTTCATCGTGCTTTAGAGCCGCCTCAGTCATCTGAGCATCTGTTTGCATGGCAATTTGGTCTGTGCGGATTTCCTCAACCTTTTGTTGGGCAATAAAACCCTGTGCAGCTAGTTGTAGTTCACGCTCAGTTTGAACCTGTGCAAGTTTTAACTCATGCGCTTGGTCTGCTTTATTTTGGAAGTAATCAAGAAGTTTGGGTAGTCCAGAAATTAACAAACCACCAAGTGTTGAGAATAGTGAGAGCATTACAGTCCAATCTTTCCAAGTAGTAAATTAACAATTTTGTTTGACAAGTCGTCAGGCAAGAACTTCAGAAAACCCAAGAAATAAAGTGCCACTACCCCATAGACAAATATCTTGAGGCATAGGTCAAAGGTCTTTTGGTACTCATTCACCGACCACACCTTCTAGTTGTTTGGCAGAATTCCATCAATTCATTTACGCCAACAAACACTAGAAACAAGACAAAGAACACCGCACCTACTGCCAAACCAATCTCTAGTTGTTCTTGCTCTTTCTCTTTGGCTTTCTTATCTGCGGCTTTCAATGCGCTTATCTCTTTGGCATCTGCTAAGTCCATCTCTGCTTGCCTAGCTTTAATCTTCTGCCATACGTCAATCTTGCCTGTCTGCATAAAGAGCATTTTCAGTTCTTCTTCAAAGACTTTAGCTTGGTCTAGTGCCATCTCAATCTGGAGGGCAGTTCCCATGTTCGAGCCTTTGCCAGACTGTTTAGCCTGAAGCATAGCCTTTGTAGCTACAGACTTAGCATCAAATAGCTTACCAATCATAGGCGCAAGTGAGCTTAGGTCTTTGGCAACTCCTGCTGCCTTCTTGACCATGCTGATTGCTGACTGTATCCCTGCTAGGGCTGTTAATGGGTCGATGGGAATCATTTTTTCTCAACCTTTTGCCACTCAAGGCATACTACCTTTCGGTTGTAAACATCGCCTGTCCATGCCCACCTGACACAACGATATTCAGTTTTTTCTTTACTAGATGCCACCAATGTAAACAACATTGAAAGCACCAGTAGCCATTTCACGACATAGCCCAAACGATGATGTAAAAACACCAAACAACAGTAATGCAAAATAAGACTGCGCTAGTAACAGCTACAGTCCAATCTTTCATTTTTCTTGCTCGTCATGTTTGGCTGATGCTTTTGCAATCTTTAAATGTTGGTGCTTAAAGTAAATGTTTACAAATAAGCCAATTAAAGCAATCACTACACCAGAGACAGCAGCAAACTCATTGGCTGTTAGACCAAAGATAACTGCTACACCAGAGCCACCATAAGTAGCTGCTGATGCTACCTTTGTGATAACAGCCTCGTTTGTCATGGCGCATCAGGCCAAGTAATAGTCCAAGGGAAGCCTTCCTGAGTAGGCACATCTCTCAATGCTTGGCAGTAGTCTTTCCACTCTTGTGATGGAGTCATATCGCTACGAAATCTCCAATCAGTCTCAGACAACTTAGTGTCCCTAGAAGCACGAACACTCTTAGCCTGTTCAGCATCCTTAACAGCCTTGTAAGCCGCTTCATTCTCAGCCGCTGTTTTAGCAGGGGTTTCGTCTGTGGCGGGTGTATCGGTAAACACAGGGCCAAGGATATACTTTGTGTACCACTTGCCATCTACTTGCTCAACACCAGAGGCTTGAGAGTATTGGTAAACAGTACCGCCTGATGCTTGTGCGCCTTCAAAGACTACATCAGCACCCAAAGCCGTTAAGACTTCAGTTGTTGTTATGTCCCATGATGGGCCACCATTGGCTTTTGTGTATGCACGAAATTCTGCTTCGTACATGACTTGCCCTGTTTGTGTTCTGATTTGCATGATGTTTCCTTACGCAATAGCCAAAAAGATAAAACTATCGCCACTTCCATTGATGGCGGCTGGCGCAGTAGATGAAATCTCAAACCCTGCGCTATAAGTGTCGATGTAGTCAGTAGATGTTACTTCTGCTGCTGTGCTATTTAACAGCAAGTAAGGGTCATTGCCTGACACGATGCCTCGGGCTGAGTCCCATACATACCAATCGCTACTTCCTACATTGGTACGCCTAATAAGAACGAATCTTGCACCGCCTGTAAAGCCACAATCAATTTGCAGTGTTGTGCCTGTTCCTGTGTATGCGCCACATTTTGAAACACCAGCACAGGTTGCAAAGAGATAGGCGACTGTTGTACTATTATTTCCTGTCCACCCTCCAGTAAATGTTTGAAATGTAGTAGATGTAACAGCGTAATAAATAGTCGGGGCTGCGCCACCAAAAGCACCATTTCCGTTTAGTCTGCCGTATAACGATGCGGGTGTTGCCACTTGTGAAGAATAAACCCACCAATCAAATCCTGCCGATGACCTACATTTTATTACTGCAAAATCAGGAGCAACGCCTAAATTATGCGTAAACGACACATTGCCACTTCCATCTGCTGTTGTGCAAACCTCATCAAAGAAGCTAGGGGCACGTTTAAAGTTCCAGCCAATAAATACATCGCCTGAATAGTTGTAATTACCTTGATTTGTAAACTTACCAGTTAAAACTGTTTGCGTATTGTTGAAACCTACTGATTGACCTGCATAGGTTGTTGCAATATTTTCTTCAGCCAACGTTAAACTTGTGTAAAGACCTTGTGTACCCCCGCGCAATTTGTCAAACACCAAATCATTATTGCTTCCAGTTTTTTGGCTAATTATTACGGCATCTCCAGAAAAACTTGTTGTTAAATTTTGAACTGTGGTGTTGCTTGTGCTGTTACCTGTGTACGCTATCGGAGAATACACACTAGTCCCCACAGTTGGGGTCTTCATTGGGCTTCTACGAATGGCTATGTAGATAAAGGTGTTTGATGCACCAACACTAGTTAAACTAAATCCAGTTGAGTTTGTTGCGTAAGAAAAACTTCCACTCTCAGCCGTACTTAAGTTTGGTCGTAATGCTGTTTGTGCCACGTTATCCGCAGTAAACTTACGCATATTGTCATATATTTGCCAATCAGTAGCGGAGCTAGTTCTCTTAGTTAAAATCCATTGTGGTTCGTATCCAAGACTGACTGTTGCGTTACCAGACCCGTCGGCAGTAAAACCGCCACACGAAATCACATTGTCTGTACCAGTTAGGCCAAAGCCTCCTGCGTCATGGGCGAATAGGTAGGCTACGTAAGAGCCACCATTAGTGTTTACATCTCCATCAGTTCTAACAGTAAATACTGTGCTTGTTGGTTCTGTAAGATTCCAATAACCATCATAATCTCCTGCATTCACACCCGTTGTAGCGTTAAGATTTAAATATTTGTTAGCCCCTAAAGAACGATGATAAACAGCCCAACTTCTAGCAGTATCTAATCGCTTTACAATAATAAAACCAGGTACAGAGCCAAGATTGTGAGCAATGTTTCTTATTGCTCCATTCCCCGTATAAGTCACAATATCAAAAAACTTTGGTTGCTTTCGGAATGTCCATGAGACTACATTGCTAACGTTCTCCCCATCAATGTCTGTACCAAGACTAAAACCATTTGCATTAAACGCAGTCAATCCATAGCCACCAGCGTTCGTAATGTCTCCGTCAGTGCCGTCAGAGCGTAATTGCTTGAGTGCGCCTCGGGCTGTGTCGTAAAGGTTGTGGTTGCGGACTAAACTTCTATTTTTCATCCAAACTAATCCACCCTTACCCGACAAGTCAATGCCGTTTGTTATGGTAAGGTTTGATGGATATGTATCGTTTGTATAAAGATATGTGCTAAAACACGACTCTATATAATTTGGCTCGTCAACAACTCCTCCTCCGAAACCATCGTAGGATGCAGCCCCACTCGTAGCTTGTAACGGCATTGTTATTCCTTATCTTTACAGTTATCAAAGTGCCAACGCTTTGCAACATTGACAGCGATAGATTTTTGGCAATGAGGACAATCAACTTTAGGTTTTGGCAAACCCTTTCGCCATGCACTCATTTTAGCTTTTGCTTCTTCAGATTGCTTACGGCCTTTCATTGGGCTAGGGCGACCTAATAATGCTTCAGAAGTCTTACGCTTTGTTTCTTCAGATGGTCTATAAGTTGTAGTCAATCTGGCTTTGGCAATGTTTGCTCGACCTTCTTCAGACTTAGGTTTTGACATTGCTTGACGATGTTCTTCTGTAAAGATACGACCCACAAACAACTCACGCATCATTTGCTTGTGTTCTTCAGTATGCTTGTAACCTTGAGCACCATCACCACCATCTGTCATGTTGGTCAATGGTATTCCAATATCACGCATTTCAGCAATCAACAAACACTCGAAATCAATAGCCTGTGCATCTGAAACATTTTCTTCAACTTTGGTAATAATTGGTTGCATACCAAGTGACATAAGTTTACGAATCTTGTTTAGCTTCTTTGACTTGCGATTGGTGTAATACTTAGCCTCATCCAAATGAAACTCGCAACGCTTTTCATGCCCCTTACCAACGTAAAAGGGCATCCCATTTCTAGGGTCTGTCAGCGTATAAACGTAGGCGGTGTTCATTAGGCTTTGAACTGTGTATTGCTTGCCAAGACTGTGAAAGTAGCACTACCCGTCTTGATAATCAAATAACGATAGCTATCAATGCCACTAGCATTACCCGCAGTAGGCGCACCACCTAACCAACGTGTCGTAACTCCAGATGTAGTGCCATCCACTTGAACAGCAGAGTTGTAGTAAGCAGTAGAGCCTTGAGTGACCAAGAAAGCCACAGTCATTGATTGACCTGTACTCATCAAAGTATTCAATGAAGTACCGCTAGAGGCTCTGAAGTTAACTGTCCAGTTAGCACTTGCGTTACTTGTGTAGTACAAGACAGACTGAGTGGTAATGTCGTAGTTAATCGTTCCAGTAGCCGCTGTAGCTGATACTGTTGCTACCTCTGCTGCATCGTTTAGAACAATGGCTGTAGCTGATGAAGTGCCTGTAAAGGTTTGTGTGCCAGTAAAGCTGTTAGCAACATTCGTAACAGGAATATTAGCCCCCGCCAAAGTAGATGCACCTGTACCACCATTGGCAATAGGAAGTGTTCCTGTTACACCAGTGCCCAAAGGAAGACCTATAGCATTGGTTAAAACACCACTAGCAGGTGTACCCAACTGAGGAGTTGTCAGGACAGGGCTTGTCAGGGTCTTGTTTGTTAGGGTTTCTGTTCCTGTCAAAGTAGCAAATGAACCTGCTGTAAACGCTGCGCTAGTCCATGTTGAACCTGTCCACACAAACAAGTTATTAGTCGATGTATTCCAGTACAAAGCACCTGTGAGCAAAGCGTTACCATCGTTGTCAACAGTAGGTGCAGATGCTTTAGAACCTAAGTATCGGTCATCAAAGTCATCGTAAGTGGTAGCAGCAGCAGTAGCACTAGCCGCAGATGCCGTTGCGCTTGTAGAGGCGTTTCCTGCGCTTGTAGAGGCATTGGATGCACTCGTTGAAGCGTTGGAGGCAGAAGTAGCCGCAGCAGCCGCACTTGTAGCAGCAGAAGTTGCACTTCCTAAGATGCCATCAACATAAGTCTTAGTGGCAGCGTCTTGGTTATTGGTAGGGTCACCCAATCCTGTAATCTTAGACGTACCCATCGCAATAGCACCCGACATCGTGCCGCCAGTAGTAGATAACTTACCACTTAAAGAAGTGTCAACTTCAGTCTTTGTGTAAGCATCTGTGATACCGAAACCTGAGATAGTCGTTGGATTCGTACCAGAAGTGATACGTCCATAAATGTCAACAGTTACAGACTTGTATGTACTAGCAGTAACGCCAGTTGCAGCCAAGTCAATCTCGTCAGCACCAACAACAATTCGTGCGCTTGATGCCGTGTTTACGTTAAGCGTGTTACCTGTCTTGCTCATGCCAGTACCAGCAGTAACCTGACCAGCACCTGAGAATTGAGCAAACGTAATTGATGTACTACCCAAAGTACCGCTTGTTGGAATAGTACAAATAAATCCGTTATTAGCGTTTACTGTACCGCCTTCAACAAAGGTGTAAGCAGCTACCAACTCAGCATATGTATCAGCGTCTGTTGTTCTAGTCCATGAACCAGATGCACATAAGTAGATACCATTATTAGAATCAGTAGTCTGGTCTTTAACCAATACTCGGTCACCTGCAATAACAGATATACCATCAATGGTCTGTGCGCCAGATAACGTAAGGTTAGCAGTAGAAGCAGCAACCACAGAGGCTTTAGCATCAATACCTTGGGCAATAGCATCTACATAAGACTTTGTTACTGCATCAGCATCAGCCGTAGGAGTACCAAGCCCTGTAATCTTGTTTGTACCCATAGCTAAAGCACCAGACAGAGTTCCACCAGTCAGATTCAGCTTCAAAGCGTCAGCAGTATCTACATAACCTTTGGTAGCAGCGTCTGAAGCATTGGTAGGTGTAGCCAATCCTGTGATTGTTCCTACTGTCCCAGAGGACATATCCAATGTGCCATCAATCGTGACGTTATTGAATGTAGAAGTTCCTGTAGATGTAGTTACGTTACCTGTGACATTGCCTGTCAAGTTACCAGTTACGTTACCTGTTACAGCACCTGTGTGAACACCTGCTGTGTTACCAGTTACCGCACCAGTTAAACCACCTACAAAGCCTGTAGAGGCAGTTACTGTCGTTCCTGTGATAGCTTGGGCAGATGAACCACCGATTACAGCACCATTGATTGTTCCACCAGTAATAGTGGCAGACGCTGATGTAAGTGGGCCTGAGAAGCCCGCAGTACCTGTCACAGTACCTGTCATGGTAGACGTACCAGTAACCGCTAAGTTACCACCTACAGTTACGTTGTCAGCAGCAGAGCCATCTTGAAAGTTCTTTAACTGAGCCATCAATTGACGGATAGCGTTGTTGACCAAACTCGGGGCCATACCCTCCGCTAAGTTAATACTATTAATGTCAGTATTGCTATTAGCGGTACTGCTGTATTCTGAAATCTTGGTCTTTGCCATGTTAGTCCTTATTGGATACCCAAAAGATTACGCTGTTCTTGGTCTAAGTCTTCAATAGACAATAGACCCCTAGCTGTTGTTGGTGTAACAGCCCTAAATGGACTACCAATTGTTTGCGGAACTCCACCAGTACGCATCATGTTAGTCAAGTCCTCTACGCTACCTCTGCGCATATTGGTAGCTAATCCACGAGAACCAGCAGCACCAAGAGTCAAAGGAATTCCAATCATAGGTGCTAGTGCGGTAGTTCCAACACTAAGACCAACTGGAACTACACCAGTAGGCGCAAAGCGACCAAAGAACTTCAGCATATTTTGAACATTACCACCCTTGGCAGCTTTCTCAATAGCATCTTGTTCATCCTTGGTAAACAATCGCATTTTCTTGTCATTCTTAGCAAGTTGACGCAATTGTTTAGCAAGTGAGTTTTCTTCACCAGACTGAGTAAATTTACTTTTATCTAGTTTAGCTTCGTTAAGCATATCCTCAAAGACTTCAGACTTCTTCATTCTTGAGTAAGCATTACGAGCCTCAGACCATAACTGACCTGCGTTTTTCATATCCCCAGAAGCAATTGATTCTTTAGGGACAGTCATTAGGTAATTATCGTAGTCATCCAAAAGAATAGATGCCATTCGTCTTTCTTCTGGCTCAATACTTTTTTGACCAGAACGAATCATCTTGCGTAATGCTTGAAGTTCAGTCCAATCTTTAGGTTGAGCAGTAGATGTAAGTTCTTCAATAGCACCAGCAACTTTTGGAAATGCTTTAGGCGTATATCCTTCTTGCCTCAAACCCTTGGCAATATCATCCATTGCATTAACAAACTCATCAGTTTTTAACTGAACACCAGACCTTTGAAGTTGGTCATATCTGTCTGTTGCAATTCTGTCTAGTGCTTGAGTAGATAAAGCCTCTTGTTTTTGAGGACGCTTAACGCCACCAGCAGCACCTGTAGCCAATGTTGTAGCTGCGCCATATAAAGGATTTCCAGTAGCTTCTGTAACTGTTTGACCTGTCATTACAGCAGTAGGAGACACAATTGCTTGAGTCCTAGGCGCAACTGCTAATTGCTCTGTAACTGCACGAGTCACAGGAGATGCAGCAGTTGTAGATGCTTTAATCAATGCAGGGATAGTTCTAGCCACTCCTGTCATTGCCTCTAATCCACCACCAACAACTCGCTCAGTTGGTGTTTGTGTCTCTGGCGCAGCAGGAACACCAGCTTGTGTCATCAAGTTTTGAATAGCTTGAGATGCTGGAATAAGACGCTTATCAGTAAATGGTGAAGCAATTACGTTTAATAACGCATTGACAGCATCAGCAGCAGGAACAGCTATTGAGCCAGCAAGAGCACCCAATGGGCCACCATATGAGCCAATACCTGCGCCAGCCAATGTTGGTGCTACAGCACGATAGACTAAACCTGCGCCACGCTCAAATGATTCTTTGAGTGTCGGAGATTTTGGTTGAGCATTTTCTAACTCATACCTACGTCTAAACTCAAATTCTTCTGTTTCATCCATGATTAGCCCTTATTACCTTGTTGGGTAAGCCAATTTTTATATCTCTGCTCTTTATCAGGTGCATATTGGAATGGAGATGTTTCAGTTTGTTGCTTAGGTGCAGCTGGCTCAGGCATTGGTGCTGTTTTAGAGCCTTTAACTTCAGCACGACCAGCCATAATTCCCAAATCTTGTTCTGCTTTCTTTCTTGCTCGTTCTTTAAGTTTTACAGTATCGGCATCATCGCCAAACACAGGAAAGAATGTTTTGTTGTTAAGTTCAACTTCAGGTAATGTCGCAGCAGCACCAGTTTTAACACGCAAGTAAGATTCAGACCATTGGTTTGCTGCTTGCTTATATTGTTGAATCTTAGGGTCAATAACAATATTACCCATGCCACCAGCACCCATAAATTGAGCCTGATTTGTTCTATTTGCCATATCAACAGGGCCAAGCGATGAAATCGTATCAGACGCACCTTTCATTTGCTCTTGGAACAAACTTGCTTTACGTTCACTTTCTGATGACACATTTACATTTGTAACGGGACGCTTTTGCTCTTGTAAAACAAGATATGCTTTTTGTTCTTTTGGAGTTAATTTATTAAAGTCTTTGAACTCTTTAATTGAACTAGCATCTGCATCAGGTGCGGTATAAAGAACACGCATATCGTCTTTATCAAGAACAACATTTCCAACAGTTACAGTATCACGCTTCTTAGAACCAGCAACCAATTTAGGAGGCATACCAGTAGAAATCTCATAAAGCGCACCATTAACTTCTTTGTATTCTGGGCGCATTGCTTTTTCAGATGCAACCAACTCAGCCAAAGTCTTACGTCCTTCAGCAGAACCCACAAGTTGTGGCACAGCACGAGCCAAATCAAATCTAGGCTCAGTTATGCCTTCACCTTGACGCTGACCCATTATGTCCTCGCCATAAATCTCTTGAGGCTTGGTTGCAGCTTGGATAACACCTTGAATACGTCTTTGTTCAGCTAATGCCTGTTGCTCTAACTTACGCTTATTCATCAATTCTTGCAATTGATAGTTCTGTAACTGGCTTTGCAATGTTTCTTGCATACCGCCCTTGTAGGCTCTCTGACCAAGTTGCAAGCCTTCAGCAATAGATGCGCCAGTATTCCCACCTTGGAATAAACGCCCTGCTAGGGCATACAAGGCTTGTGCTTGTGCATCGTCACGATTACGAGCAATGTCAGCCTGTGACATACCCAACAGACCCATTGTGTCTGCACCGCTAGTACCGAAAATGTCTAATAGTCCAGCCATAATTAGATTCCTAATTGTGCCAAGGTAGCATTAGATGCAGCACCTAAACCACCAACATCAACAAAGTTGCTAGGAGTAGAACCAAAACTAGATAACCAATTTCCTATATTTGGAGAACCTAGATTTTTATACAAGCCACCACCAACAGCCGCAATGCCTAATAGGTTTTGCAATGTAGATGTATCAGCAGAACCACTAGCAGTAGACTGACCTACTCGTCCTAATGGGTTTCCATAGACAAGTGATAGGTAGTTCTGTAAGTTCTGCTGTGGTTGGTTTTGCAAGAAGTTAAAACGCTGAATGTCAGCACCCAACTGTTGACCTGTGTAACCTTCACGAATCTGACCTGCTTGCAACATATTCTGAATGTCTTGGTAATCAGCTTGAGCCATTTGTGGCGCAGCCATCGTAGCCTGTTGCTGACGATTACGCTCATCAGCGTAGTTCTGATAAGCCAACTGTCCAGCAGTATTAGTCAATTGTTGACCAAACGCACCAGTTGCCCTATCTTGCAATGAACCCATAGCACCAGAGCCATAACGCCCTGCTAGGCTAGACTTAGATGCAATGTCGCCTAAAGTTGTTTTAAACTGAGTCTCAGCCGCTTGTGCAGCAGGTTGAAACGCACCTTGAAAGAAAGGGTTTCCACCTAGAAAGCCACCAGAAACTGTGTTCTGTAGCTGATTCTGTGCAGACTGAAGTAAGGGATTACCCAAAGAAGCACGAGCCTCAAGAGCCTGTAGACCAGTTTGAGTGGTAGTGCTAGGGCTTACATAAGTCTGACCACCATAGTATTGTGGGCCACCGCCCTGATACGCTTGCTGTGCTTGCTGTAAGCCATACGTCAGGTACGGCTGGATTGTTGGGTCAATTGACGATGTGGTAGTAGTAGCCATCTTTTACTCCTAGAGTTTCGGATTCCGAGATGGGTCATCCACGGAATAGATTATACATAAATTATTAAAATCAACCAATAATTGCATACCGATATGTCTTATTAGCAGTCGAATTTGCAAAGTGGGTTATCGTAGCCGTACCCTGTCCTTGGGAACTAGCATAGATATTCGTTGAGGCAGCGAGTGACACTAAGTTAACAGTCGCTATCACAGAGGGCGTAATTGGTCTTGTAGGGCTTGTTCCAGCCGCATAATGCTCAATAATTACACCAACATCTGACGCTCTCCACATTA